TCTTCTGATTCTTCTTCTGATTCTTCTTCTGATTCTACACTTTCACGCACAAAATTAAATATAACTTTTTTATTATCAGGATAATATTTTTCTTCATATATTTCTGGATATTCTTTCAATGGGTAATCTTCTAAATTCATTTGTTCACTTTCAATTCCATAATACCTGCCATTTCTTATAGATTTAATATAATCTAATAATTTACTTTTGAAAGGTTCTTTCCATATATAAGTTGCCTCTTTTCCCATATAAGGGAATTGATCTTGATCTTGGTTAAATTCAACTTCATGTATTTCATCACTATTTCCAGAAATTTCGTATTCTAAATCCTCTGTATGTTTTTTTTCTCCAGTAAATTCATTATTATTAATTTCTAAAATATAGTCTTCTTCAAAATATGGAGTCCATATCCATTCCGTGGATTGTAAAATAGGCTGTTTTTGTTTTTCACCGCATATCATTATTTCACTATGAAATCCAGGTAAACTTGTATATCCATATCCTGAAACTTCAGGTATTTTTGTATCTAAAAGTTTACAAAATTCTTCGGCAAATATAATATCATCTTTTGTGTCACTATCTCTTGCTATGGCATTTCTTCGCAATGGGAATGCACGGTATAACACTTCTTTTAAATCTTTATTTGCTATAGTTTCCAATTTTTTATAATTATCCATAGATGCCATGTCTAATATACAAATATCATTATTTGTTTTATAAGATATAATTTTCCCCTGAGCAGAATTATTCCTATATTCTTGGTCGAATGCATAATATCCTGCTATAGGAAATGTTGCATAATAATATTTTTCTGAAAGATTTTCTTGTTGTTTTTGTCTTTTATTATTAATATCGTGTTTTCCAATATAAACACCTCTATATAGCATTGTATTAATTGGTATTACTAAAACATCCCATTCTCCTCGTTTTTCTTTTTTTGCAACAGTTGTCCAATCGTCATTTAATTGATTTGGTGCTTGTGGTATTGGTTCCGCTGGCGGCGGTGGCTGCACATGTGGTGGTGGCGGTGGTTGCACAGGTGGTGCTATTGGTTTTTCCTTTTTTTTAAATAATTTGTCCCAAATACCTCCCGCTTTATTTTTTCTAGTTTTTCTAAAATGTGTTCTTTTTTGTTTTGATTTTTTATTTGTTTTGGATTTAGATTTCATTTTTATAATATATCATGATATTTTTTAGTAAATAATATCATGTAGTTAGTGGGCTAAACGGATGGTATAAATTCCCAGTCTAAATCATTACATACTTTTTTCCAAATCATGTCTTGTTCCAACTGTTTCTCACGGTCTTTCATCATCGGAATATATGGCAAATACTGAATTTGGTCCAACAAAACACAGAGTTGATATAAAGTATATGTATAATTGAAAAAGTTGGTTCTATTCGCGGGACAGTGTAGCGCCCACGGTTTTTGAATCTCTATAAATAGCACACACAATGTTTCGTGTAATTCTTCATTCATGATCGGTGGTTTTACACCAAATAGTGAGTTGATATATTGAATATGTTCGAAATATTTGTTATAGCCGAGCTTTCTCAAAATATCACGCATTTTATCATAATTGATAAGGGACATATCTTGAATACGCTCCTTTTTGATACGAGCACGAATAGCATCGATAACTTCTTCTGGAATAAGGGTGGTCTCTTTTGCTTGAAACTGTGATAATATTTCTTTGAAATGATTAAGGCGAATATATGCAGTGTAAGATACTTCATTTGGTGGCTCTTTGTTGGTGGGTTTCGAACTATCCACAATATAGGCAATAAATTTACCACATTGTAGATTATTACAAATTAATATACCCTCTTCATCTTGGGGTATAAGCTCACCTTGATTACATATTTCACAAACATCTGTTGAAACGATAAAATCTTGGATATTTGCGATTTCATTATTCACATTTCGCCAGTAGGTCTGATATGCTTTTTTGGATTGGGCGTATTTATCTGAATTGAGATTGGATGATTCGTTGGTAGTGGATTTGATTTTAAAGAAACAGTTGAGAACATTATTCGAATTAGATGGTGTAATACTCGTGGATATTTGTTGTTTTTGTTCGAAATATTGGAAGACGAATTTGGAATTATCTAGTAAATAATTCTTTTTTTGTCGGCGCAATTCTTTTATTTGTTGTTGAATAGAGAGAACTTTGTCACGAATATCCATATATTCGTCGATTTGTCCGTCTTTGAGCGTAGCTACCTTGGATTTGAGCTGTGATTTTTCCTCTATGAGTTTTGGTATAATAACATCCTCTATCTCCTGAAAATGGTTTAACATTTCGGTATGTTTAAGGTCGATAGTATTGGAAATAATGGTGGACTTGGGGGTCGAAGGAGGACGCTTTTGGTTGGTAGTGGTTGCCATATGAATTTGGTGAGGGTTTTTGTTATAATGTTTGTTGTTGTGTTTTTATGTAGGTTTTTTTGTCAAGATATAATTCGGAACATCGCCGAAATCGTAAAACACGTAAATATAATAAGTCACGTTGATATATAGCAAATCATATACAATAACATGGAAGTAGAGGATGGGGAATCCTCTATACAAATTTCCAAAAAACAATTCAAAAAAATGATGTTTTTACATAATGCTCTTGAAAATGGTTGGACGGTAAAAAAATCCCAAGACTCTTATATATTTACGAAGAAACACGAAAATCGGAGAGAAATATTTCAGGAAAATTATTTAGAAACTTTTTTAATAACGAATTTTTCGAATCCTATTCTTGAAACTTGAAATATTATATATTTTTTGAAATATAATATTTAGCAATGCATTATGTTGTCAGTAATTTTTATAAATTTCGTCATTCACATAATATTTTACAAAAGCTGGGCTATCCACGAAACCCTTTTTTATGGCCTTTTGGAACAATTTGTTGTTGGCTTTTTGTGCCTGTGCGTCATGGCTTTATTCTTTTTCTATGACCGAATTCTTGTTGGTTTTTTGATATAATACTTTCATTATATGAATGATTTTTTTCGTATTTATTGGGTTGGGGGTTTTTATCATCGGATTCGTCCAAAAAATCTTCTAAACAAACTTTACGATAAAACGTTTTGGTGTGTTCTTTTGATAGGGTTGCGCTTAGGTCATCCATTGTATATAATAAAAACATTATATTGTTGATTAGATTACGATTCGAGTATTTTTTTTGAATTTTTTATACACCTTTTTGCGTTTCAAACACCGAAAATGGTGTAAAAACACATTATGTTTTGGATGCAAATAAAACAGCTGTAATTTCTCTCAATACATTTGATAAATCAAATGAAGCAGTATTTGGATTATACCTTATAATTTTATTACCTAATGATAAAATGTAGTCTTCTCTAATTTTTTCTTGTGCGGCGTCTCTATCTTTATGCCCGTTTTCATCGCATTCTATAAATCAAAAATAATAAGAGACACAATTGAAAATAGTAAAAATGAATTATTATATTCAGTCCCTTACCACCCAGAAACAAATAGTATTGAAGAGTTTTTCAGTCAATTACACCCTCGCACATTTAGAACGGCACAAAAAACAACTACAATTATTCTATTTATTACATATTTTTATTCTAAATAAATAGAATTTTATTAATCGGTATTATTTAGGAAAAACACTTTTGGGTATTTTTAGTTAAAACAATATAGAAATAAAATATTTATATACTATATAACTAAAATGGGTAAATATAGTTGCGAAAAATGTGCGAAAATCTTTTCTCAAAAATCACACTACGACAAACACATTAGTCGTAAAAATCCTTGCGAAATTCAAACAGACAAAATCAAGGCGTTAATAGATAAAGCAGTAGATGAAAAATTGATTGAATTAAATATAAAATTGAAATTAAATAATACTGAAAGTAATATTACAATCAACATAACAGAACAGATGGATATTTCAAAAATGAGTAAAATTGACTTATTAGAGAAGTGTAAAGAATTGGGTATTACAAAGTGTAGTTCAAAAAATAAACCACAATTAATAGAACTGATTAACTCCAAAAATAAAACAAGTAATAATACTGAAGAATATAAAAATATTTTAATAAGCGAAGATGTTATTAATGAACTCTCACCATCTCTTATTGAACCTATAACCAAAACATTAAATGTAATTGACTTATTTTGTGGGTGCGGAGGAATGTCAAAAGGTTTAACCGACGCAGGATTAAATATAATTGCAGGAATTGACATTTGGGATAAAGCAGTTGAAAGTTATAATAAAAATTTTGAACATAAAGCATATTGTGAAGATTTAACAAAGTTGCCTCCTGAAAAATTCAACGAATTATACAATAAAGAAAATAAAAACATAGATATTTTGGTTGGAGGACCGCCGTGTCAATCATTTA